TGTCCGGCACCGGACCAGGGCAACGAGTGCGGCAGCTGTCGCGCGTGCTGGGACAGGTCCACACCTAACGTGTGTTATGGTAAACACTAAGATGGAATTTAAACACCCAAAATATTACGCCGAGCTCAAGCGTCAGGCGAAGCTACAAGCTGGCAAGGTTACAAGCTCTAAGCAGCAAGCTATAGAGGAATCAGTTCCTTATACTGATGTCATAGAAGCGCAAGCTACAAGCTCTCAAGCTTCAAGCGGCAAGCATCCCAACCAGCGCACAAGGGTTCAAGCTTCAAGCCACAAGCCTCAAGCTCCAGGATCCGATGACCAGGGTACAAGCGATAAGACCCAAGCTTAGGGTCACAAGCTACAAGCACAAAGGAATTGTTTTTATGTTTCACGTGAAAGGCTACCTGGTGCGGGGAAAGTTGGACTTTGTTGGACTTTGCTACTTTCAATTCCAGTGTAAAAAAGTTCCCCAAAGGAGAGTAACCCAATAGATCAGGAGTGCCAAGTAAGGCCCAGTTTTCCAGTCTAATCCACGATATTGTTTTAATTTTTCTTTTAAGTTTTTTATATAAATCACGTTCCAATCCTATGGTTTGCTGCGACATTATTCAGTCCAACATGCCTACAGGATTTTTATGGGTTCCCCCATAGATTCGACCGGTTTTTCACATGATAAAACTAAACGATGAGTGTCTTTACTACCAATAATTTTATTTTCAAGAAGTTTTATTCCAACGATGTCATAAAATTGTCCGTTAGGTAATTGTATTTGCATCCGAGCGTTTTTAGTAACTTCGGCCGTCATAAACTTATCTAATGCTTGTCTGAATGTCTTTCCGTCTATCATAATTTCTATATTGATATATACAAATTATGGGATATATTACAAGTATTATGTCAGTACCAAAAAAATTGACTGCACAGCAAGAGAAGTTTGTAATGTTTCTAGTCTATGGAAATGATGGGGAACCTTGCACCAAAACAGAAGCAGCAAAGCTAGCCGGATATGCGGACCCTAGACACTACGCCAGCAGACTCATGAATGTTAATGAGTATCCAATGGTAGTAGCACATTATGAGGATATGTTGTTAGAATTACATAGTAAGTATGAGCAAGACCTGGTAGGCCAGAAAGCTACACTAGGCCAATTACGAGATGCAGCCAAACGTAAGGGTAGATTTGCAGATGCAATACGTGCACAAGAATTGATGATGAAAGCAGATGGTAGATTTGTGGACAAACGACTTAACATGAACGTTAAGGTAGACCCAGATGAAGCCAAAGAAAAGAATGAGAGACTTCTAAATATTGTTAAAAATAAATTAGCTATTAAAAAAATTAAAGATTAATCTTCTCCATCTTAACAATACACCCTCTAGGAAATACATTACGATCTGAAAATAACTCATCACCTTCTTCATATGATGCAAACGTTCTTATATTCTTTTTATCTTTACTAAATAGATAAGCTTGTGTCACCATAACACTAGGTTTAAACTTTGCAAAATCATCAGCTGTAGCGTGCCCGCTATCACCCGTGATATCCAACCATGTGATAGAATAAAAATAATACTTTTTATTTTTAATTACAACGTGTCTATATTTGGATTTCTTATTTCTTCTCATGATTTCTGTATACCCCAGGATTTATAATTAATAAATAAATATATAAAAACATACGCGCGACCCCTTATTTTGTTGGTATTGCTAGCTTTTTTAACAATTGTACCAATTGTACCTCATTGTACCAAGCACCTTTGGTACAAAAATGAACGAATAACCATTGGTATTACTATCTTTTTTGAATTGTACCAATTGTACCAGGGTTTAAAAAAAAAATAAAAAAATTTTTTATTTTTATAGAATAAAGTGTATACAATTGCTTTATGGTTAAATTATACTGGGATTCATTATACTTTTTGATCATTTTTTGTATCCTGGCCATTTTTATTCTTGGTACAATTTGCATAATATTGGTCAACTTTCTTCAGGAAGGTGTGTTGATAGCCTCTAAATTCATTGTCAGACACCTCAAACTTTTGAAAAAAACAGTCCTTAGAACACATTAGAATCACACCCTGTTGAATCTTTGTGCCATATACATGATTATGGGCCATCGCATATGCTCCCAGCTGTGAAAAGTAGTCATCAATCCATTCCCTTTGCTTTGGTTTGTTCGTCTGTTTGAAGTCTATTATACTCTCGCGTCCGTTATAGATTCCTACAACATCTGTCTGACCTGCATACAACCCAGGGTAGTATAGTGTAACCTCTGTACCCCACACCTCTCCCAGGTCCCCGAGCCCTGATTCTATAACCACATCAGCCATTCTGCCTGCCTCCTTGCCTAATGCCGTAAGGTCCAGGTGACGTTGGTTTTTGATATGACCCTCCAAATACGTGTGCATGCTTGTGCCCCGTAGGGCTGCGATGTCTCTCACACGATCCGCGTACTGTGTACCCATTCTCGCCTTCCAATTCGCAAGACTCTTCTTCTTCTCCTCGGATTGTGTGGCCGATAGTATGGTTGTCACCGATGGTAGTTTCTCCTCACCTATACCGTAGTGACGTTTACCATCTATCAGTGACCTGGTACAGGGAGGATATTCGAACCTCTTATTCCAGATCATAATTTCTTTTTCAATTCTTTTAGATACTGCTCGTTCTCCCTCTCCTCACGGGATACCCTGTTAAGTATCTTGTACGCTATGGTTGCTCCAATAAATATACAGACCATACCATATACAAACATTCCTATTCCATATTCTACTGTCATTCTAAACTCATTTGTTTTTTATATTCCACAAGATCTACGATCTTGCCGTTCATTATCTTACCAGAATAATGATCTATTATCTGCTGTATTTTAGGCAATTTAGTGTGGGCATAGGGCCACAGAAGACAGCACACATAGTATGCGTCCCTGAAGGTACATCGCCATTTATACTGCATCAGATATTTTGTGCCGTCCACCCTTAAACCTTTTCGTGGTTTTTTTCTGAGTGTTCCAACACCTAATACCTCATGCACCCACATCAGAACGGATTTATCTGTCATGGTGATCTCCATACTGATACGTTGTGATATAGAGGTTCTATATCCTTCTCCCTTATGTTTCTTCTTTTTCTCGGGTCGTTTAGCATAATAGATACTACCCTCACCATCAAATAGACCTGCAATATATGCTATATCTGCCTCTGATGTCAAAGTACGCTCCCTTTGTTACGGACCAGTCTGAAATTGTTATTCTCTTCTAACAATCTGTCAAACTCTTCCTCCATGATATTATATTTCTCAGTAAGTTTTCTCAATTTACTTTTAAGAAAATCATTCTGTTTGATATAATAGTCGATCTTCTCTTCAAGATCGTTTGGTATACTATCTGTCATTACTTACCTCCTTTACGATCCATCTTACTGTTGCCGTGGTAGGATCAAAACCATCTAGATTATATTTACTGCAACCGGTGAATACCGTCAGAATCAACAACAATGCCATCAGCTTTGTCTGCATCTATCTCTCCTTCCGAATCACATACACCGCATTGCGCTGTAACTTCTTCTTTGGCTAATCTGTATGGGATTCTAACAAACCCATTACCTTTACACGTAGGACAGATTATCTTAGTCTTTTTTGACTTTTCCATTTAGTTTCCTCGCTTTCTCATTGACTAACAATGTTATTGTTTGAGATCTACTTAGAATCGTATCTGGCTGTATGACTTTTCGTATCTTATCAATTAGATCATATGTCTTATGTGATAGTGATACATTTTTATATTTGCTTATGTCTGTCATAAACTTTATACTCCTTTCTTATTATAAGATTTAATATGGGATTAATCTCATAATTTACAATAGGTGTCAATGAAAATTTTATTAAGCTTAATTATATGCTCGCAAGTTGCGGGTACCTGTCTGGAACCATACCCATGGCCAGAAACATTTAACACCCAGTATGAGTGTTTGATGTTTGGTTATGAAGAGTCACTAAAAAAAATGAAAGACATCGGTGCAAAAGATGTCAACGAATATAATATGTTTGTAAAATTTTACTGCACACCAGTGCCGGTTGTAGAATCGTAATCATATCAACCCCCCTGGTTTCCGTGCACGTACTCCCAGGAGAGCAAAGGCTCCACACCTCCACAGTTACTTACTGCTTCTCAGGTTCCCGTACAGAGG